TTCAACGCCTCTTCACGCTTCGGAGTGAATGCCTTGGCCTTCTGGATGCCTACCTCCAGTGCCTCTAGCATCTTGGTGATGTCGGCTGCTTGGCTTGGCTGGACCACTGGTGTCTCCACCTCGCCGCCGTCAGCGCCGTCAGCGCTTTTGGTCGTGGTGGTCTCACCCTTCTTGGGCTTCTCAAAGTTGAATGCCTTCTTGGCATCGGTGTCGAATTTCTCCAACGCCTTAGCAAGAGCATCACCCTTGACTCCAGCCGCCGTCAATCCGTCCTTGAACGTCTTGCGCAAGGGGCCACCGCGTTTTTCAACCTCGGTTTCCTCAGCGGGTGCGGGAATGGCCGCTTTGGCGATGCTTTCCACCAATTGCGTGACCTGGCTCATTGCCTTCTCCACAGCTTCGTTGGTCGCCTTTGCGACGTCAACAGATACGGTTTCGACACCACCAGCTGCAGGTGCTGGGGCGGGATCGCCAGTGGTAACTTCCGTGTTCACAGCAGCTTCAGCCATGTCAACATCCTCCTGATTCAGCCGTTTGACAACGGCAAACTCTGTTTCGTTCGCCGGACTATCAACCAAGGATACTTCCCCAACATCCAGTCCGACAAATCTACGCTTGGCTTGTCTTGGCATTCCTCATCCCGATCAAGCTGCGATGTTACGCACTCTGGCTTTTCCACCAATAGAAAAGCCTCGAATCTTACCCTCTTTGACCTTTTTCCAGATGGACGCAGACTTGACTCTAACAGTCATTATCCACGAACCTTCCTTGATAGTCTGTCCACCGAGCACGAAACCAACAGGAGCCACAAATGACTCAAGCAACTCGAAATTCTTGGTGAAGTCCTTGTGCATTAGCCCCAATTTTGTTGCCTTATTGAACTTGGCAAGAAAATTGTGGGCAGCTTCTTTGATGACCTTGGCAGACATGATGTCCCCATGGGCATCGACAATCTCAGGCTGAAGAACTACACCAGTGACTGTGCGCTCTTCATCGATGGCCTTGGCAAACTCAACGAAATATGATTTCTCAACTTCGATGATGTCGCCTTCGGTCGTTTCGTCTGTGCCTTTGGTCGTCACGGATACTTCAGTGGGTTTTTTGGCCTTCGGATCTTTGCGGGGGTCAATTCCACTGCCGCCAGGGAGTCCCTGCGCTGGTTTGAGCTTGCCGCCGTTCTCCAAATCACCGCCTGTGATGGCTTTTTTGATGATACCTTTCCCCATGCCTTTTTCATCAGCTGGAAAAGCACCCCTTGCCATCACCCACACCTCCATAGACCGTCCATTGGTCTGCTTCGATGTAGAGAATAGCCGGGTGTTGTGTGAATCAGAAAGGTATTGGGCCACTGATGCTGGGTGTGGCCAGGCTGCAATCAATCAAATTGTAGGTTGGATGCTACAGATTTTCAACTATTATGTTGGAGCTTTGTGCGTAAGCCAATTGAAGTGCATCAAAATACTTCTTGCCATCTTGTGGCTTGAAGGAGCCTTTGGCTGTGATGATTGTCTCCAGCTCATCGGCGTGGAACATTTCTGCATCCTCCGACGCCCACGATGCTTTCACCTCGCCGCTCTTCAGCTCAAACGTCACAATGCGCTTGCTCTTGCCGGTGTCCCGGTTGACTGATGAGATCTTGAGTCGTGCCATCTTATTTAATCCTATGTGATCGAATTTGTGAGCGCTGAATCATTTGCCCAAGACCTCATCCAATATCTTATCTATTTTGGCAACCTCTGTTGTTGAGATACCCAACCCGCCCTTCGCAATGCTGCGTGTTGGGCTTGCATCAGATGCTTCTATGAATCGGATCGTCTTGCTATCGGGGGCAAATCCTGGCATCTTGTCCAGAATCTCAGGATCTTTCTGCAACGCTCGGGTGCGAATCAATGCTGATCTGATAGCTTGTCTGTTCGGGCCTTCAGCCTTGTTCAATATTTCTGCCAGGTCTTTGAGCTTCACCTTTTTGAGAATTCTTTTGCTGTGGGCATCGAGCTTCATGAATGCTTCTGCTGTCTTCCCAGCGTCGAATCTCGATGGAACGCCAAACAGAAATCTTCCAACCTCGCCTTCTGGGAAGGTCAACCCATTGTCGATGGCCACCATATTGGCGACTGACTTGCCACCTCTCTTGGTGAATGTGAACATGACGTTGCCCATGTGTCTGTCATCGTTCCCAGATATGGCATCGAGCAAAAACATGCGCCTGGCTTTCTTGTCCGATTTGAAGAAACCATCTTTGGCGAGCTGTTTGAACGTCTTCATTTGCTTGAGGGTCATGTGCTCCGTGTCCACCGCGCCTTTGACGAATGACTGGATGCTGGCGTTGCCAAGCTTGCCTCCAAGATTGCGAGCCACGGTTGGTGGAACCACCATCCCTGCCGACCCCATCAACCTATCCAATTCAAACATTGCCTGCTCACGCTGCCAAAACGTCCCTGTCTCAATACCAGGCCTCAAGAACTTGCTTTCATCCTTGGCCAGCTTCATGACAGCTTTCGTGGTTTTCTGCTTGCCGCCCTCGAAAGTGATCATGTTCACTTTCTGTGCGTCGTTGACACCGGCTCCTATTTTCGTTGCCTTGCCCACGATGCCAGTCGTCAACCTCGTGGCTATAAGGTCCGCTGGCGACAGAGCACCCCTTGGTATTGGTCCCGAGATCGGGGTGGCGGTGGTGCCTGGGCCGATGGGGCTGAACGGCCTCAACTGATCGAACGATCCGATGTCTGTGTCAATATCCACTGTGCACCGGCACCTGAAGTGGTATGAGGGCAACGCCATCCCAGCATCAGCGAGCGCTTTGGAGTCCTTAGCACCTGCTGGGCCTGTGAGCCTTCCTGGCTTGCTTGAAATCTCGCGCATCTGCTTTGGAGTTTTCCAAGGGTGCCCGGCTCTGACGTCATCAGGCGTCTTGGCGCTCAAATCGGCTTCCATCTGTGAGACACCCTGCTGGATCGTGAACGTCTTGCCATTCACATGAGAGCACACAGGGCAAATCCGTCGCCCTCCAGGGTTGGTGATCGTGTACCGGGTGATGCCGATAGCTGAGAAACTGCGGATTTGCCCGTGGGCTCTTGCGACAGTTGCCGCGTTAGCCACCAGTCCCTCGAAATACTGTTTGGATGAGCCCACAAACCCAGCAGGAGTCCTGACATGACGCAGTGTGTCCTTCACCCTCTCAGACATAATCGCGCCAGCGGCAACACGGTCCTTGCCCGCCTTTGCCATAGCATCTCTGGTTGTTTCTCTGATGCTTTGGGCCACGTTGTTTTCGTAGTGGTTGCCTATCCAGAATGTCTGCTGCTGGTTCAACGCCTCGATGGACTTTTGGTCAGCCAAATCGAATGTCGGTTTGAGATTCACCAAGGTCTTGGCCTTGACGATGCCCACTGGCTTCTGGTCTTCAGCCACCATCTGTGGATTGGGGGCAACCGGCTCACCAGTTTCCACCGCTGTGGCATTGGGTGTATCGAGTCCCAACGGCGCATCGGTCTGCCGCGTGGCCTTTTTGAATCCCGCTTCCCGAGCCAGCTTGTAGATTCTGGCTTGCTCGTGCAGGAAGTGGTCTGTGACATCGCCCGCCCACAGTTTCATCTCCTTGTCGATGGAAGATGCTATGGTTGATGCCGACTTCAACTGCTTGGCCAGGGATGTAGCTTTTGTGGTGGCTGCTGATAGCCTCTTTTCCCACTTAGCCTCAATGAACTGGCGCAAGTTGACTTCTATGCGCGCCATGCGCGACACTTCTGTGAGGCTGAGAACCTTTGCTATGATTTCATCTGAAATCGACAAGGCGGCATGTGCCTTGTCCAAGCCCAAGTCCACATACTTGCGTGCATGCAGGTGGATCACCTGTCCCATTGCGGTGTCCTAGCCTTCGGCATCATCCCAGAGCTGTGCGTCATCCTCGGCATCATCTTTTGCCTTCACGGCTGTCTGCCACTTGGCTTCCAATCGCTTATTCAGGCCCACGAGATAATCCACCAGTGGATCGTCGCTCTTTTCAATGTCCATCACCATCTGGCTGTGGCCGCACTTCTGGCATTCAGCATCGAACACTTCTGGCTCTTGATCAAGGTCTGGGCCGAACAATCCCTTGGACACTGCTGCCTGCGGGTTGCCTTGATTCTTCATTGCTTCAGCCAACGTCAAGCTGAACGGAATGTTCTTGGGGAAGCCCTCTGGGAATTCTGGCATCTCGGTGGACAAGATGTCTTCCAGCAGGATCCTTGCCACCTCTGGCGTCATGCCACCAGTCTTTTCAGCGCCTGCCAGAATCTTGACCAACTGGGTGTTGTCAGTTGTATTCGGGCTGTTGCTCCTGAACTTGTGATAGATGACATCCATGTACGGGAAGATGATGCGGTTGAACAACTCGTCAAACTCATCCCGCTCGGGAGCAAAGATCTGCTCATCAGCAAGCTTGCGGCTGCTCTCTGCCGTCGCCCGTGTGTAGTCATCCGACCGTCCCACGAAGATCGGTGGCAAACGAAATGACCGCCTGATCTGGTCTCGATTGTTGTTGCTGTACTCCTGAAACAGCGCGTCCTTGTGCTGCTCTTTCACCAGTGGCTTGATGTCCATCTTGACCTGGCCGCCGTCCTCACCTTCCAGCGTGGTCTCTGCCTCCAGGATCAGAAATTTGCTGTAGTTGTCCGAGCCTTGGATCTGGCTCTCCACAAACGACTCGATGCGGTCAATGGTGCCCTCCGTGAGCTGCCCGTTGGACACTGCCACAACCATCGATGGAATGTTGTTGTTCCTGAACGTGATGTAATTGATTTCCTCAGCCGCTCTGTCACCATAGATGCCCAACAGATTGCCAATGTAGCGTGGCAGACCATACGGGGTGCGGGCTGAATAGATCTTGAGGTGGACCAGCTCATTGGCCTTTTCGCTGACCTTCATCTTGCTGATGTCTGCTTTTCTCTTGACCTCCTTGCCTGTCTCGTTGTTGTACGTGCGGTCATCACCCAACGCCTTGTACCAGCGAGTCTTGAAGCCCTGGAGTGTGGATAGGTTGCGCAGATGGACAGATTTGCTCTGTACATACTTCCTGAAGCGCTTCCATTCTTTGATCTTCACAACCTTGACGCTGTTGTCTTCTTGCAATTCCAAGACAGGACGATCAATCAGCTGCATCTCGGGATCCAACCGCCCCAGTCTCATTTGATAGCTGGGCAGATGAATGAATTGTTGGATGCGGCCTGCTGCGTTGCGAACCACCTCGAAATATGCGTTGCCGGTGGTCTCCATATCTCTGCGAATCTTTTTCCTGAACGCTGTGAAGCTGTCCTCGCCGGTGGCGTACGCAAAGAAGTTGACCAAGCGCACTTTCTCTTTGTGGACAGCTTTCTTGAGCTTGTCCGGCACTGGATTGCTTGGGTCGGTGGTGCGCACACGAGGCACGAACCGATGCCCAAACCCGTCAATGTTGGTTTCCATCGCCTCGATGCACTGATTCATCTCGGCATTGTGCTCAGGGGTCATGGCCAGGGTCAGCATATCAAATGGAGACTCGATTGCCAGGCCCTTGATGGACAGCGAGTGGATTGGATCTTCAGGGACCTTCTGGGACTGCCCAGGGTCAGCTCTGTCAATCCTCTTTTCTGTGTTGATCTCGATGACCCGTGCGCGGATGTTTGCCATAGCATGCTGATTTGCTGATGGCGCCGATGCGGATGCGTGGTGTTCCAGTTTGGTGACCTTGATGGCGGAGTCTGCCCTGGATGGAACTGTCCGTGACTTCTTTTTTGCTGCTTTTGCTGCCCTTGCCATCGTGGCTCCTAAATGACGCCTGGTTCGCGCCGTCGTTTCTTGCGCTCCTTTAGTTTACTTGCATGAACGGCCAAATCCAAAGCATCGAACAAATCCTTGTACCTGAAGTTGGGGAACAACACCAGTTGCTCCACCATCAAGTGCATGTTTCCGCCCTTCTTGAAAAACATGCGCCCATCCTCGAAAATGGGCGACAGCTTCCAAGCCCTGGTGGTCTTGTCCTTGTCTTGGTTGACTGGTTTGAGCCTGATGTCTTTGTCGTTGTCATCCTTCAGGGTCTGATATTGCGCATCCTGATAGCCGTTGATCTCAATGGCCGCTCTGATGGGGTCATATTTGTTGTAGAACTTTATGATCTTGGCCGTCTGTGCGCTGAAACGAAGTTGCCCCTCAAAGAAGTCCAGCACATATCTGTTCTTGGCAGCGTCCATGCCAATGACTACGATGGCAAAATGATCCGCCGCATCTTTTTGGCTGATGGCCAAGTCAACGCCCATGAAGATCCGCAGGTCATCAGGGATGTCCTTGTCTTCGATGTATTGACAATCATCATATTGGAACACTTCGCCTTTCATGGCTTCTGTGTCGCATTGATATTGGGCGTTGAAGATGATCAACCCGGCTCGCTTGCGCCGCTTGTTGAACCACTGCGGCGGATACTTCTTTGGCCACGGGCTGCGGCCTTCCGAGTCCAATGCCGGTATGATCTGGTGGTGCTCTTTCAACTCGTTGTCAATGAGGTGCCCATACAGATCATCGTAGTGGTAACGAGTGCCTTGGTGGTGGTGCTCGCCTCTGTGGGGTACGTTCTCATCAGGTGGCTCCAGCGTCGGGAGCAGTGTTTGGTAGTACCATGTGCGTGTCTTGTCACGCATGTACTTCGTGCGGGCATTATCTTCATCAACCAAGTCGTCAGACAAAACGACATCATAGTGCTTGCCAACAACGGTGCCATCGACTCCTACGCACGTGATCGATGCCTCTTTGGCTCTGGACGTTCTGGGGACGACCTCAATTTCACGGTTGTCCCACTTCCCGACTTTGCGCGGATCGTAATATGTGCCAAAGACCTCTGCCAGCAACTCATTGCCCTCAAAATGGGCTTTGATTTCCTTCAAAAATCCTTCAGCGTTCTGTGAAGTCTTGGACGCTATCAGGATGCGCAGGTTGGGGTCTTTGAGAAGCAGGTGGATTGACTTGGTGATCGTGCAAGCTGTGGACTTTCCCGCTCCACGAAACGCCAACTGCAGACTCTCTGGGTGGTGGAACTGGTATTTCAGCATCGACATATGAAATGGCAGGACCTCATAGCCCAAGATTGCCACTGCCAAGATGTCTATGCGATCATGTACCAGAATCTGGCGACGCAGCCACTCATGGCCCATCGCTTTGCAATGATCATAATAGTCGATGAGCTGTGACCGCTCTGCGGTCTCCAGCATCGTTGAATTGCCGCGCATGAGCGGGATCACAGGCGCAGCTGCGGCCATAGGGCTCATGGGCAACGCCTCGCTTTACAGAGTGTGATCCAGATTGTATCCTGCCACCGAGATTTTGGTGGTGTGCCCGCCTGCGTTGCCTGCTGTCACAGCCACGAACATGATACGCCCTAAGCTCAGGACATCGAATTGGTACGGGACGTTGACACCCACACCGGCTCGTTGGATGGGCGTGTGTTCCTGAACGAATGCGTTGGCCTCAGAGTCCCACCAAAGCACCTGCACGGTGGGATTTGCGCCGCCTGCTGGGAACACCGAAATGATGGCGCGTTCATAGTGCCCCATGTTCATGCCGTGAGCTTGATTTGTCTCGGGCAGACTGTCGGTTGTTTCAGTCACAACCCGATACAGCTTCATGTCAGGTGCGACTTCAGGAGATCGTTTGATTGTTTTTCCAGCCATCGTTCATCCTCCAGGCGAGTGTTGGCGGGCAGCCACGGCACCCTATTTCTGTTTGCAAGAGACAAAAACCACCGAGACTGCCCACAA